CCCACCGGCGCGGTGGAGGATGCCGGCCGCCAGGCGGCGCCGCCCCAGCGCGTCAGCGGAAACTTCGAGGGCGTGTTCGTGCTTCAAGACCGGCAGGGTCGCCAAGTCGCTGACCCGTTGCGCGTGCAGACCTCATGGGGCCAGCCGCGCCCGGCCGGGAGCTTCGGATGAGTGCCGTGCGCATCTTCCAGCCGCAGTTCCAGGTGAAGCTGCACAAGCTGACCCGCCGGGAGGTCGTGGCCAGCGGTATCCCCGCCAGCACCCGCTTCCAGCAGACCGGCCGCACCATCGACATCAGCGCGTACTTTTCGGACCTGGGCAGCATCAGCACCCGGAAATCCGTGCGCGGCGGTGCTGGGGGCTTCACGCTGCAATTCGCCGATATCCCCTTCGGCGCCCTGCTGGGGAGCCAGGATGCCCCGAGCGCCGCGCAGCAGGAGCACAATTGGATCGCGCTCGAAACGCTCTACGGGTTGATCGAGCCGAATGACGGCATCGAGATCCGCTTGGCCCGCAACCACGTCACCGGCCGGCGGCCGCCGATCGTCATGCGCGGCTTCGTGTCGCGCGTCGGGCGCAGCCAGGGCGTCAACCAGAATACCGGCGCGCCCATGCGGACCGTCACCATCACTGGGCACGACTACGGGAAAATCTGGGAAATGCTTCGCGTGTCCTGGCAGCCCAGCAACGTCATGGGCGAGGCCTTCATCTCATCCTTCCCGCTGTTCGAGCGCTTCGGCCTGGCCATCGCCACCGGCAAGCGGGGCGACGAACTGGTGCGCGAGGTGATTGAGAAGGTCATCAACCCGCATCTGGCCACGATGCTGCCGGAGGACTGGCCCATGCCGCGCAGCCTGGCGGTGGAGGCCGTGGCCGACCGCGGCGTCACGAGCCTGACCGGCCCGCAGAATAGCGAGGGCTCGATCTACAGCATCCTCACTCAGTTCCTCGACGTGACGGTCGGCTTCAACGAGCTGTTCATCGAGGACCGGGATGAGCAGGTGGTGGTGGTGTATCGTCCGAATCCCGCCATCGACCTGGACGGCAGGCCCATCCAGCAGCCTGCCGCGGTGCAGCCTGAAGCCCCGCCGCCCGCGGCACCCGAGGCGACACCTTCGCTGACCGAAACCCCGAGCACGGAAACCGTGGCCACGCCGGCAGGCACCGTCACGCTTCCGGAAGTCGTGGTGCGGTCCACCCCCCTGACCGACACCGGGGCCGTAGCCACGGATCCGGAAACACCGGCCCTGCCCACCAGGTTGAGCATCCCGGCGATGGACATCATGAGCTTGGAGCTGAGCCGCGGCGATGAGAACGTGGCCAACTACTTCTGGGTCGAGGGGCCGCGCTTCGAGCTGGTTTCGGACCTGCCGGCCCGCTACATGGCCGCCACCGGCGCGCAGCGGCAGACCGTCTATATGACGGACTATCCGAACAACCTCCCGTCGATCTTCGGCATGCGACCCATGATCGTCAGCACCCAGATGGGGGCCAGCGAGGTCATGAGCAGCGGCCAGACGGCCGCCGCCACCAGCGAGCGTGAGGTGCAGACCCTCCAATGGTTGGATGAGCGGCGCCGGATCCTCGGTGCGACGAACAAGGACAACATGCTTCTCGAAGCGGGTGAATGCCGCATCGCGGGCAATGAGAACGTGCGGGCGGGGAGCCACATCGACATCGGCGAGGGTGCGTTGGCGGCGCCCTACTATGTCGCCGCCGTGACCCACGAATACATCCCCTTCGTGGGCTACTTCACCTCCATGCCCCTTGAGCGCGGTCAGGGCTTCGCCCGCCGGATCCAGGCGACGGGTGATATCGGCCCCTGGCTCATCGAGATGGGCGCGGGGGCATCCACCAGCCAGGATCCCGCCAGCGGCGGTGCGGGCAATGCTGGCGACGCTTCCCGCACCATCGGCCAGACTGGTGAAGCTGGCACCCCCGCTGGTGGCGCCAGCGCGCTGACCTCCGGCGGCGCGCTTCCATCCACCGCGGCGCAGCCCAGCGCCTCCATCGACTGAAGGTCAGAAGCATGCTCGAAGCCGCGCGTGTCGTCGCCATCCACCCCGAGGATCACAGCATCGACTGCATCATCACCCGCACCGGTCAGCGATGCGTGGGCGTGCAGGTGGTTGCCCAGGGAGCCAGCACCACCACTGGCACCAGCAACCTGCCGCCAGTGGACGCTCCCGCCGGCGAGGCCCGGTGGAACATCCCGGCGCGCGGCCGCAATGATGCCGTGGCGCTGCTCGCGCCCACAGGTGGGAGGAATTGGGTGTGCGTCGGCTTCCTCTTCCCGCAGGTGAACGCGGTGCTCAATGCGGAGCCCGGGCGCCAGGTCACGCGGCACAGCAGCGGCGCGTGGAGCATGATCGCGCCAGATGGCACCATGACGCTCGGGCACCCAAGCGGCGCGGTGGTGGTGCTCGGGCCCAATCTGACCCCCACCAACCCCGTGGGCGGCGACGTGGACGGGCAGTGGCGCCATGACGGGCCGGCCGCCTCTGCACAGGTCGGGCTGAATGTCTCGCTGCCATCCGGGGCGAGCATTACCATCGGCACCGATGGGAAGCTGACCGTGAAGGCCATCGGCGAAGCCACCTTCGACGTGCCGGTGGCGCGGTTCACCGGCATGATCGAAGCGGCGGGCGACGTGAAATCCGGCTCCATCAGCCTGCAGGGCCACCGGCATGGCGGCGTGCAGGGCGGCAGTTCGACCACGGGAACACCCGTTTAGCGGTAGCGTTCCGCGATCGGCTGATTGCCCGGCAGCTCGGCTTCGCAGGCTTCGCGGCTGCGAAAATACGACCAGGTGGTGGTGTCGCCGCGGCCGTCCGGGGATTCCACATCCACCTGCGTCGGGGCATCCGGCGGACCATGGTCTGTGGTGGTGAAATAGCGACCTACCTGGCGCAGTTCAGCCATCCTGGCCCCCGGCCCGCGGCTCTCCATACAGCGCGAGAAGCTGCCATTGGCGACAAACCAGTTGCGCTGCTGAGCGGCCGCAATGCCGCTGGTGGCAACTGCTGCGATGGTGATAACGGCCACCATGGTGGTGCGGCGGATCATCTGTGGCGTCCTGAGCATGGCGGGATATTCCGCCGGAATGCTGCCAGACAGCAAGAGCGCCCAAGGCGATCAGGGGATGTTGATCGGCTCCGCGTTACTGAATGTTCATTGATTGTTCTCATCGGTTTGAATGATATGCGTCGCCATGCAGCGCGGGCTTTCAACGGGTTCGCGGCAGACGCTGCGGCAAAATGAGAGATTTTATTCCCTTAAAAACCATTAATGATCGGGATAATTTTCCGATTTTAGGTGGAATTGTTTATGACTTGTGGTTCACGTTTATGGCGCGCGGGCTCACGAATGAGGGACCGCCATCGTTGAGACTGGACCGTTCAATTTCCATCCCCCAAACGAAAGCTAGGTTTAGCCGCCGACATGAACATCCCCCCTCAGAACATCAGCCCGCCTGGATCCGCCGAAATCCTGTTCTCATTTGAAGAATCTGTGGATCCTGTCCTCTTACTCCTGCGCACCGCCGAGGCCGTGTGTCAGGAGGCCTCGCAGCTCTCCGCCGACGAACTGATCGACATCGAAAACAGCATCATCACCACAACCGCAAGCAGCTTGCTTGGCATCTACGCCCGCCTGTGTCGTGTCATGAATGACATCGACAACATGGATCTTGATGAACCTCTTTCGGACGTTCAGCAGGAATATCTACACGCAACCCGTCGTGATCTCGCTGCCTTGCTCAGTAGGCGCCATGCCTCCGCGTCGTGACGCCATCCTGGGGGCATGTCTGGCTCCCTCAGCAACGCCGCGAACAACCTGACCAGCACCGCCGGCGCGGCATTGTCGCTGTTCGGGGCAGGGGGCACGCCCCCGTCTCAGCGGAACCGGCCGATCGGCTTCACCCTCGAAGACAACGGTTCCATCGTCGCGTCTGTTACCCTCGGCCTGCGTCCCGAGGACATGACGCGCACCGACCAGATGCGCACCACGGTCCACCACACCCTGGGCGGTGCTTTCGTGGACAGCTTCGGCCAGGGCCTGCCAGTCATCAACGTCGCCGGACACACGGGCTGGCGCGGCGGTGCCGATGGCAATGGCGAGGCGCGCTGGGCGATGCTGCGCGACCAGGTGTGGAACCGCTGGGCCAGCCTGCGTAAGCAGGCGGTGCGGGAAGGGCGCGATCCTTCCACCATCAAGCTGATCTACTCGGACGCGCTCTCCGATTTCGTGGTGGAGGTGGCGCCGATGACGCTGACCCTCCGCCGCTCGAAGTCGCGCCCGCTGCTGATCCAGTATCAGCTCAACATGACCGTGGTGGACCAGAACGCCGGTCAGATCCAGTTCCTGCAGGGCGGCGACGCGACGAAGACGCCAGGCGAGGAAGGTGGCTTCTTCACCTCCGTGTTGCAGTCCATCAGCGCCGTACGAGCGGCGATCGCCCGCGCCAGCGCGTGGGTACAGACCAACCTCATCGCCCCCGTGCGCAACTTCCTGAGCCTCGCGAACCGGGTGTTCACTGCGGTGGTGGGCGTGGTGCGCAGTGTGCGCAACCTGGTGGCGTCTGTCCTGGCGGTGCCGGTCATGCTGGCCCAGGCAGGCGTGAGCCTATTCCACACCATCGGCGCCGTGGTCAGCCTGCCCATGACCATCAGGAACGATGTGATGGCCACCGCCAGCGCCTTCAGCAACCTGCTTTGCTGGTTGCTGCGCGCCCGTTCCACCCGCCTGGCCTATGGCGACTACACCGGCTTCTATGGTGCGTCGGACTGCTCATCCATCAGCGGCGGGCGCCCGGCCAGCATCTTCACCACCACCAGCGCCTGGGAAAGCCTCTCCAACCCGGAGGCATCGACGCTGGGCATCTCCTTGAGCCCGGCCGCGCGCACCGGCCTCATCACGCTTGCCAGCTCGGATCCGGTCCTGCACCCGCTGAACGACAACCAGATCGCAGACGCGCTGACCGATGTGCAGGGCGGCGCGAGCATCGCCACCGGGACAGCGGCATGAGCGGCAGCTACTCCACCACCCGCTACGCTTCCGGCTGGCGCTTCGTGCAGATCCAGCATGGCGACACCCTGCAGGCGATCGCGCTGCGCTACCTGGGTAGCGCAGCGCGCTGGGCTGATCTGGCCAGCCTGAACGACCTGGTGCCGCCCTACCTGTCCGGCGACCCGGCGGAAGTCACCGCCGCCAGCGGGCGCGTCCTCGCCTATGGCGCCTCCATCCGCGTGTTCGCCGCCACCGCGTCGGCCGATGCAGAGACGGCGCCGGAGGACGTGTTTCTGACCGACCTGGCGCTGATCGGCGGGCGCCTGACCGTCGAGAATGGCGACTATGCCACCGTCAGCGGCATGGACAATTTCAAGGCTTCGCTGGCGCGCCGGCTGACAACCGAATTGAGCGAACTGCCCTTCCACCCCTCTTACGGCTGCGGCGTGCGCGCCATCATCGGCCAGGTGAATGGGCCGACCGGCACTGCCCTGGCGGGGCGCGCCGTCCGCCAGGCGCTCCAACGGGATCCCCGCGTGCAGGAGGTGGGCAGTGTCGCCGTCGCTGCCACCGGCGACCGCGTGTCGATCCAGGCCAGCGTGACGCCCATCGGCTCCGCCGCCATCACCACCATCAGCGCTGAGGCCTGACCATGGCATTCCAGATTAAAGATTTCGCTTCCGTAACGGCCTCCATGCTGAACTGGATGCGCGCGGCCCAGATGCGCGTGACCGACTTCAATGTCGGCAGCCTGGTGCGCACCATGCTCGAAGCCGTGGCGCAGGAGATCGACCAGCTCTATCAGATGATGTTCGTGGGCATCCGAGAGGCCATCCCGGTGGCCACCTATCGCACCTTCGGCTTCGAGCCATTGGTAGCCTCCGGGGCCGGCGGCCTCATTCGCGTCAGCATCACCCCGATTTCCACCCCCACGCTCATCCCGGCAGGCAGCGTGTTCGCCCCAGTCGGCAGCGGCACTGTGCAGTATGTCAGCACCGCAGACACCATGATCGCCGCCACCGCCAGCTTCGCGGATGTGGCGGTCAGTGCCACCAGCACGGGCAGCACGGGCAATGTGGTGGGCGGCACCACCTTCACGCTTACCCCGCAGCCGCTCGCCTTCGTATCGGCTACGGCACTGGGCGGCCTCTCGGGCGGAGACGATGGAGAAACGCCCGATCAGCGCAAGGCGCGATTCCAGCAGTTCATCGCCAGCCTGGAACGCGGCACCGATCGAGCGGTGGAGTATGCCGCGACCCTCGCCACCGTGAAGGACAGCAGCGGAACCGTGATCGAGCGCGTCACCAGCGCGCGCGTCATCAACCCGTATGAGGTGGATCCGCTCCTGCATTCGCCTGGGCAGGCGTGGCTCTACATCGAGAACCGCGTGGGCGATCCTTCATCCGCCCTCATGGTCCGCTGCCAGCAGATCATCGACGGTTACATTGACCAGACCACCGGGGAGAAGGTGACGGGCTGGAAGGCCGCTGGCGTGCCTGTCACCGTGAAGAAGGCAACCCGCACCACGGTGGATGTAGATGCCGCCCTGACCGTCGCCACCGGCTATGACGCCGCGACCATCAAGGCGTCCGTCAGCAGCGTGATCTTCACCTATCTCTCCACCTTGCCGGTCGGTGCGACCTTCTACCGCAGCGAAGTCATTGCCCGCGCCAAGGCGGTGGCGGGCGTGACCGACATCGTTCCGACCACCCCGGTGGGCAACATCATCCCGGCAGCCCATGAGAAGCTGGCGCCCGGCGCCATCACCGTGACCTGACCATGCGCTTCCTCCGCAAGCTCCTCTCCCACCTCTACAGCGCCGCCAGCACCGATCCGGACGCATTCGCGGCCATGCGTATCAGCCATCCAGATGGAGGGCGATGGAGCGTTGCGGAAGCGACCATGACGCTGCAGCCGCTCAGCGACCCGCTGCCTGACGCGACCGTGCTGGATCTGCGGTCACACACCCTTCGCACCCTGGCCGCCGCCATCAGCGCCCTTGGCTGGCAGGTGGATGATCTACATGCCGAGCAGCGGGACCGCGGCGCCATCTGTCTCATCGAGGAGACGGTCAGCCTGGCAGAGCGCCCGACCGGGGCGGTGCTGGCCTACGACAACCCGATCTATGCCCACCTCGACGCCAACGCGGTGGAACTGGCCGCTGCGGAAGCGGTCGCTGGCAGTGTCGCAGATCAACTGGCAGTGCCATCGGCCGACGAGATATGGCTTGTTGAGCTGGGCGACCAGTATGGCATCCCTCGACTGCCAGCCGAGGCCGTGGAGGATTACCGCGCCCGCATCATTGCCGAGCTCATCCAGCCGAAAAGCAACAACCTGGCCATGGCCGCTGTCATCGAGCGCGCGACCGGCCAGTCTGTATCCGTGCTGGATGTCACCCTCTATGGGCCGTCTGTCCCGCTCTATGACGGCGCCATTGAGCATGATGGAACCTATCACCACGACAGCGACGCCAAGGCACTCTACGGCCTGTTCGATGTCACGGTCGGGTTCTCGCTCGAAGGCAGCATGGACCTGGCTGACTTCATCGCGACCGTGAGCGCGCAGGCCAAGCGGCTGCGCGCCGCCGGCACCAGCCTTCGCGCCGTCTCCATAACCGGCGGCAGCATGGCTGACACAGCGCCGGGCCCGGCTTCCGAGCCCGCCGGCATCGCTGACCTGGGCATGACCATCGGCTTGCCGCTGGCCGACAACAGCGAGGCCGCCGACACACAGCTTGAGGCCAACATCGAGATAAACCTCGTGGACAGCGGGCCGGCTCCATCCGAAGCGGGGGAGATCGCACTTGCCTTCACGCATACGCTGGATGGCAACTGGACCTTGAACGGCACGCGGCCGCTTTCCTCTGGCGTGGTGGCGAACGAAGACCTTTAACGGCTGGCCACCTTTCGCGCGTCGTGACGGCAACCTGCCGGCATGACGAGCCTAGCCCTCACCGAAGCACTGTCCGGCCCGCGTGGCCATTTCCGCCTCGAAGTGCGGCGCCATGGCGTGCTGGTGGAGGTGGATGACCACCCCAACATCATCGTCAATGGCGCGAAGGCCCAGCAGGCCAAGCTGATCGGCGGGGATGTCTCCGGCCGCTCCATCACCCAGATCGGATTCGGAGAAGGCAGTGGGGCGGCGGACGCCACCAATGCCAGCCTGACCAACGCCTTTCTGAAAGCGCTCGGCGCCGTCACCTATCCCGCCTCCAACAGCGTGCAGTTCGCGTTCACGCTGGGCAGCACCGAAGGCAACGGCCTGGCCATCACCGAGTTCGGCCTGTTCTGCAACAACGGCACGCTCTTTGCCCGGCGCGTACGCGCCGGCGCGCTGGTGAAGGCCTCGGATCTCAGTTTCAGCGGCACCTGGACCATCAGCTACTGAGGAGGGCCAGGCGATGGCATACCTGACCGAAACCTCCACCTGGGAAGCTGGCGTCTTCCAGCTTGAGCTGACCACCTCCGCCACGGGCGGGCCGGGCGGCGTGATGAACAGCCAGGCGCAGACCCTGGCCAACAGGACCGCGTGGCTGAAGGGACAGGTGGAGCTCCGCGCTCCCACTGCCAGCCCGCAGTTCACGGGCATTCCGATCGCGCCCACCGCCGCGCAGGACACGAACACCAGCCAGTTGGCTACCACCGCGTTCATGCTTGCGCAGGCCAGCAGCATCAGCCCAGCCATGAATGGCACCGCCGCGGCGGGCAGCAGCCTGCGCTACGCCCGCGCCGATCATGTGCATCCGAGCGACACCGGGAAGCTTGGCACTGGTGGCGGAGACTTGTCCGGCCTGCTGCGCATCCTCATGGCCAGCCCCTCCCTCATCCTGGAAAAGACCTCCGTTGCAGGCGGCTCTGCCGTCCTGGAAGGGCGCGTGGGCGGCAAGCTGCGCTGGTCGCTGGAGGTCGCGGGCAGCGGCGCGGAGAGCGCCGGGAATGTGGGCAGCGATTGCGTGCTGACCCACTACGACGACGATGGGAACTCACTCGGCGCCGTGTGGCAGACCTACCGCAGCACGGGGCTGACCAAGTTCTTCGCACCCTTGGAAGTTCTGGCCCCCGCCGCCGACGCCCAGGCGGCGCGGCGGCGCGACATCGGCATGGAACTGATCGCCCAGGCGGACCTCGCCGGGGCGAACACGGTCGAGGTCACGATCCCGGACGGGTTCACCGACCTGCGCTTCATGCTCTCGGGCATCGACGTTCCGGCATCCGGGCTTCAACAGGTCTGGATGCAGGTCAAGTGCGGCGGCGCTTGGGTGACGGCGAGCGCAAAATACTATCAGGCCCGGCTTTTCAACACGCAGACATCGGGCATCAACTCGCAGGCTTTCGCTGATGCTGGTGGGGCATTCTTCGTCGGTTACTGCGGCTACTCGGTCGGCCCATCGACCGCCAACATCGAGGGTAGCCTGACCGGTATCGACAGCCGCCCGGTGACCCGGCACATCGGCGCGTTCTCGCGCTGCATCGCCAATTCCGAGGGGAGTTGGGGTTGGGTCGGATACCAAGCTGACGGCATCCTCGCAAACCACCCGGCAGGGCAGCGCATTGAGGCCATCCGGTTCTACAACGTCGCCACCCCGGTTCAGAATTGGGCCACCGGGCGGCTAACCGTTACCGGCGCAAGGAAGCTCTCGTGATGGACGACACGCCCGCAGCGGTGACGCTCGCCAGCATCAACACCGCCGAGTTTTTCGATGATGGAACCCCGCCTTCGCCGTTCCCCACGCCCACGCTCACCGCGCGCCAGCTTCGGCTCGCTCTGATCGGCGCCGGGATCACGCTGGCTTCGGTTGAGGCCACCATCGGTGCCATTTCCGATGACGCCGAACGCGCCGTCGCCCGCGTCGAGTGGGAATACTCCACGCAGTATCGCCGGGATCACCCTCTGATCGCGCGGATTGGCTCGGCGCTCGGCCTGCAGCCCGAGATGATCGACAACCTCTGGATGGAGGCTGCGCAGCTGTGACGAACCTCTCCGAAACCGCCGTATGGGCGCCTGGTGTATTCCAACTGGAAACCACGACGCCCGTTCTGGGCGGTCCATCTGGCCCGTCCAACGCCCCACTCCTGAACCTGGCTAACCGCACGGGCTATCTGAAGGAGCATGTGGACGCGCTGGAAGACGCATTGCCCACCAAGGCACCGCTCGACAGCCCGGATTTGACCGGATCCGCGCAGGCGGTCACGCCTGCCGATGGCGACAGCTCGCGCCGCCTGGCCACCACCGAATGGGTGCAGGGCCTGATCCGGGGGCAGACCACGAAGAACATCGCCGCTGGCAGCACCGCGCTGACGGCGATCGAGGCCGGCAAGAGCGCCATCATCCTGACAGGCAACCTCACGGGCGACGCCACCGTGAGCGTGCCGGCTGCCAATGGGCGCTGGACCGTCACCAACCGCACCACGGGCGGCTTCACCGTCACCTTCCGCGCGGCAGGCGGTGGCGGAGTGCTGCTGGCCCAGGGGAAATCCCAGCAGGTTTGGTGCGACGGCACCGACATGCTACCGACCACCACCGCGGCACGGAAGCTCTCACAGCACGGGGCGCCGACCGCGCCCACGGCGCCGGCG